AGTAGTGTGCTCCTATATAGAAAATACTGTCTAATTTGGTCCAAGATTGTAGGCATTGCCAGTACAATTATTTGGATAGCCACCTAATATTTCCTTACTCTTTAAGCCAATAGAGGATTATTCATACAAATTCAAGGTTGCTTCTACCCCCTCTCTTCTTTAAACTTAGGATAAAGGAATTGAAATTTCTTTCCCTTTTCACTTTCTCATCCACCAGATGCACTGCTTTTTCTTTAAAATTCCTTATCACGATGTCCCACGGGGGAGTTATTATGTCTGGCATTGTTAGGACAAACTCTTTTATCTTTTGCCAACATATTTTGTTATCTATGGGATTTCCTTCATAGAACAACTCAGGTAATGTGAATGTATGGAAGTGACTGTCGAAGTCATTTGCTAGCATGCTCAAATGGATGGCATTTTTCAAAACAGTGGACCACTCATTAGTCTCTAAGAGGTCTATTATTGATACCAATGCTTCTAAACATCCTAAGTTTTCGTTTGAGAGGAAACCTTCTGTTGTGAAATCCATAGCTTCCATAAAATTGTTGGTTTCTCTTTTGATGGCCGTTTGTAAGGCATTCCTATATGTCCTTGATTTTTTTGCAGACCTTTGGTAACATATATTGAATACAGGGACTGTCTCCACCACTGAGCTCTCTATTTCTTCCATAGGTTCGTCAGAGAATGTCAGCAGTGAATCATCTAATGATTTTGTTCCGCAACAATTCAGTAATCTAGATAGGTTGACCATATCCACCGAGACAACTTCTATAAAATTGTTTGTCATTAGTTCAGGCATTTTCATTAGTCTTGTTATGGATAGGGCATCATTGTCAATGTCAGGTCCATCAAATGCAAGCATTTTGTGCAATTGTGCCCTCTTTATGGTTGCATACTCGTCATCAGAAATTTTTAATCTAGACAAAGATATCTGGTCATAGTTGAAATATTCTAAAGTTTCTATTGTTATTCTTTGTCTTCTTCCCACTCTTGCAATAATTGTGGGGCAAACAGGCACTATCTCGTTGAAGATCCTTGTTCTATTACCCAGGTGGATTTCATTTCTCCGTAAAATTGATTCTGTAGTGTGGATTTGATATGCATATTGGTTTCTGCCTTTTTTTTGATAAGTGATATAATACATTCCCTCTTCTAGAGTAGTGATCTTTGAAAACAATTCAAATCGCAAGCCATGCCTAGCACCTAATAATTTCCTCCCACTTATGGTTATTAGAGTCTGATTTATCTCTGTAATACTTAGTTCTGCCATATGTAATTTGTCATCAGTTCCTATTATTGTCAAACTTTTGTCTAATCCTGTGATCTTGAGATTTATAGGTCCAGTCCCTAAACTCCTATTTATCTGCCAGTCATTCCAGATAGCTTTCTCACCTGTTTTCATCGCATCATATTTATTCAGATCCTTTTGAGTCAGTTTTCCCAGCCAATATAATATAGGCATGAATTCATGCCGGTAATTGCTGGCTTCTATTATCTCTAATAGATGCTTGACTTGGAGACCTTTGTATGTGTAAGACTCAATCATTTTGTTCAAAAATGTTTTTTTTGAGAATTCATTTATAAATGTATCCCCAAAGTAGCTGATCAATTTGAAGCATTCTGAAGCCACTTGCTGCTCTAGGGCTGGTGTTTTATCTATAAACCCTTTATAGTTTGTGGAAATAATAGGCTTTAGATAGTGTATTGAAGACCAGGTTCTGTCCTTCAAGAGATTTCCTTGTATTAACGCACAAAAGTCTGTTGATGTGTATGCTTTTGATGGCAGTATAAATATTTTGACTTTATGTTCAGTAGACTTTATATATTCATAGCAAATTTGGTAAAATTTGGTTTTTTCTTTCAATTGCAGTATCAATTTCTGTTCTTTTGACATCTGTTCTGTCTGTCGTGCTTGGAACTTCTTAGTTATTTTTTCAGTTAACTTAGTTTTTTCGATGAATTCTTCCAAATGTACTAGGTCTCTTTGTAATTCTTCTATCTCTACACCCGGTATATCTACTTGTGATGACGAGTATGCCTTCAAGACTAAAGCTGGTGAGTGATGGATCAACTTCATATTTCTCATTTCTGGCATTGTGTTGCACGTTAGCCCTAAACGATCTTGTTCTGGCCCAATTAGCTGCATTAGCAATGAATTCGCTATGGTAGTAGTTAGAGGGTCATTTAAGATACAAAAGTTGTAGATTAATTCGATATCAGGTGATTCCAAGTTCAATGTCTCTAGCTCAGTGTATATCAGTCTGTATGCTTGAGGGAATGTCAATCTGCCAAAAATATCGGGGTTATTCTCCTCAAACAGTGTATCTCCTACCGTATATATCTTCTCCTTTAATCCGAGGTAATCTATCACAGGCTTTGAGGAGAATAATATCTGCTCAATAAAGAGTTGAGCTGGATTTTGAATGGACAGAGACTCCTTGAATTTCTTAGAGTTATATCGGTATATTATTGAATTCATAAAATCTTCTTTTGTCTCACCTTTGGTTACGAGCAGCTCGGGTTTTTTTAGCATATATTCCAAGTTGGCATGGAATCTATCTTGATTTTCAATTGTATCCTGGTAATCTCTGTATGACAGTAATTTTTTCATTGATCCTGCAGTGGTGAATTTCCTTGGTGTCAATATGGATTTCCCTCGCATCTCACTTGTTTCACCCATTGTATCGTCGACCTCCATTATGTTGTCCAATACAAAATACCTCAGTACTTTTAAGTAGAAAATTTCTGCATTACTTAACAGTCTCAAATCCCAATCTTGTATCTTCTGCGACTGCACTTGTATGGATTCTCTTCTATAAAGTATTGGCGTGCATTTTCTTAGCAAATTTGTTAAAAAAGTGACATTGTTGCTATCCATCCCTAGTAATGCTAATGTTGATAATTCTGTACTTAGCAAACCAAATAATTCTAAAGGTAATTCCTCTCTCTTAGTGAGAAATATTTTTGTAGGATCATTTTTCTGTCCTGGCAGCATGTTGTATGTATTAAATGTGATCCATTGATTGAGTGCTATGCTTACCCATGCTAGACTTGGAGGACACCCATGTTTTATGGCTGTTTGAGTAGATGTCAGTCTACTTGCCATATCTTCATAGGGTCCAATGTATGCACAATCGCCGACTGACGTTAATAGAAATCTCCCATATACCGAGAATGGTTCTCCTGATATACAGAATAGTGAGACAAATTCTTTTATTATATTATTTACATATGTCTTCTTCATGTTAGCTTGGCAGCCAAATGCTAAACATGTCCGTTCAAATTGTTGCATGGTTGTGTCTATTATAACTTCCTCACTGATCTTATTCTGCACTAAGATTACTGATGTATGATTATCGTCTGAATGGACCATTGAGTTCACAAGACAATCGCCTTCTAAATATAAAGCAATTTCCTTGACTATATCTTTAAATACACTCATTGCACAAGTGTGTATATAACTTGATGTATAATTAAAATTCCCTTGCAGCCAGTTCCTCTTTATACAAACAGAGTTTGTATTGAAATTGTTTGTCATCATTGAAATCAGATCATTGTCGTGTTGTATCTTCTGATCCAATATATTGCACATCAATTCATCCGGCAGGATTACTTCTTTTTGCATGTAATTGCAGAAGAAATACAGTATATGCTCCTTTTCATTAGGATAGAGTATAGGATCCATTGCGATTAGCCAAAAATACTTGTAAAAAACATCTTGGGCACTCCACTTGGACATGTCTGCATTGATTTCTAGTTTGACGGCTTTAGCTTTGGTATCCTGCAAATCTTTTAGTCTTTTATTAATATCAGGATTAATATTTGATTGATTCTGCAGCTCTTCTATTTTAGCATCTATTTCATTGTTTGCACTACGAGTTTTCTCTATTATGTATCTAACTTCCTCATTGTATTTAGCTTCTAATGCCTTCATCTTGCTGTCCCCTGGTTCACTTATCATCTCATCGGGATTAAGTTTACACCTCTCTTTTGCTATTCTCTCAATCAAGTATAGACACATCTTCGCTTCAAATTCGCCAACAAATATCTCTCTATCTGTGAAAGTCTTCTGACCTTTATTGAAGAATGTAAAGTAGAATTTTTTGTGGTTCTTCATAGCATCCAAAAAAAGTTCCACAGCAGGTTTATCTGGCATCCCGTTTTTGAATAGTTCATATAATCTATCAAATACTTTCGTTGAAATATGGTCAGTGTAATTTGGGACTGCAGCTTTTAGATCCTTGTATGTGGCATGCTGCACAGTATTTGTCAACTCTTCCTCTGAGACAAAATTAAGGTTTGCAATTCTGGTTTTCTTTATAGCCGACTGGGTGGCTTTATTGGCTAACTTACTAATTTTCTTCTTTTCCTCCTCAAAATCCCCTATTTTTAAACATGACTTTGAACTTGTGAATGTCGATATTGTTGATAAAGATCGTTTGAAATTGTTTCTGTTTTCTATTTTATTTCTTAAGTGATTGTGTCTGGAAGTGTCCAATAGCAAGTTCTTAGAAATTGAATGGACCAGTAGCGGTAGATTGACATGCTGCTTCTTCGGTGTATTGGACCATATATCACCAGTTGTTCTCCTTTGATCTGCCTCTATTTCTAATATGGTTTTGGCAAGGTCAACGTAAACATGGTGTTTGTCATGTAATCCCTTTGCATTGAAATAAAATGGGAGGTAAATTTGATTGATATATGACTTGAGGGAAACTTTGCCACTGAACCAAATCGAATTGAATGATTTTTTATTAGAAACCCCCTTTTGGGTTATTTCATAATCGGTTAGATAGACATCCCTTAGTTCTATTTTTGATTTTTGATTGTATGCACTAATACAGGCATCTTTTATCTTCATAACTACATACACAGAGAACAGTGTTTTAGTATATGGCCTAAATTTTTCTATTATGTAATCTTTTACATGGCTAGATAAGGCTAATGAGTTCATTATCATGTACCTTGAAGGCTCTGTCAATGAGAGTAAGCTCTTCGTAACTGAGACACTTGTGTAGAAACTAAATGTAGCTATATCATTTAGATCTAGATTATTGTTTTCTTCTTTGAATAACAAAGATGTGGTTAAGAAAAGGCCTGGTGATGTCACTATTCGCTGACATCTTTCTTTATCTAGTCTCATTGATTTACTAATGCTGATATATCCAGTATATGTTTTATATGTGTTGAACAATGCTCCTGGATTCAAAAAACCATCCTCTTGGCGGTGTAGCAATATTATGCAGTAAACTAAAGTTGATCTTTTTGTTTTTATATCCACGCTAGGCATAACTAAGGCAAATAAATTATTGTTAGCACATGTTGCAATCCTAAATGTATTATGCCTATTATATTGAGACACTGCTAGCATATTTTTCATGAGTGTTGATATATCGCTCAAGCAAGCCCAGAAATTGCTAGTTAGTAGCGAGCATAAATTATCATGAGTACAGGACGAGGCGTTCTTTATTTGTTGGCTATATGTTGAATATATAAAGTCTTTATTTATATCTAGATTCGACCTTTTAGACAATATTTGTTTTGACTTGTCCACCATTTTCACACTTTCTAAATATATAATTTTGTCATTAAAATCTAATATTTTTGGTCTCCCGATTTCTGTATCTGTTACCGTTTTATCTTTGAATGTTTTATGTTTCCCTATTCCAAAGAAATCTTTAAGCAGAACTACTCGATTGTTATCCTTAAAGTATTCATTTTGTATAATAAACTGCTGTTCCCATAGAACTAGTGCCTCATTGATTTTTACAGGCTCTAGCTTCTTATTCAGTACTGTCTTCCACTCAGTTTGGGCTTTAACCTTCCTGAGTGCTGTGACATCCTCATAGATGCTTTCAAACCCTTCTATGTTACAGCAGTGGCCTATAGAAATGAAGGCATCCCCAATCTTATCATTCGACTTAATAGATCTTAGAGCTTTGCTGACCTTGAGCAATTTTGGGATAGAGCTATTGGATTGCTCTATATCAGGCTCGCCCCATATAAAGTGGCCACTTGGCTTTTGATCATTTATATTATTAGAAAATTGCTTCTCAGCTGAGAGCAGGTTTGTCATTTCTGCCCATCCGGTTAATATCTCTTGTTCGCTGGGTTTTGGATAGTCCCCTGTGCTTGTAAAAATGGTCTTTGCCTGGCTAGCAATATATTGGCTATAGTAGTCCTGTGTGTACCTCTTTAAGTTTAGCAAGTTTGTATTCCATTTCTCAGCACTATATGCACTAAACTGTAAAGATTCCTCAAATAGACGTCTATATGGAATTGGCATACTGTATTTAAATTCTCTATATATAGGATGGTCATATAATTCTCTAACATTTTCTTGAGTCCATGGTGCTGTCAGCGTAAAATCACCATGTGAGATTTTGAGTAGAAATTCTTCATCATCAGAAAATTTCTCATATAGTATTCTTTTTAAGTCAGCAAATTGGTGGAAATCAAACTCTAGATTTCTGATTGTAAAATAGTTCTTGAACAAATCTGAATTGATTGACACCTCCTGAGTTAGGGGATTCGCTCGGATAATCACCACATCCAACATGATGCCTATATTCTTACAAATGGGGCCTATCAATTCTGTGTATTTATTGAATGTTTGGATTGAGCTATCTTTTGAAACAGATACTTTGTAATCAATGATGAATAAGATGTTATCTACAAACTGGTAGTTGTCTGGAGTGATAGCTGGTATTGACATTGATAACGGGTCAAAGTCCGAATCAATTTCCAAGAATATATCAATAAGCGGGATATCATTTCTATACTCAATGCCTAAAGCTCGACAGACTTGCTGACCAAAGTAATCATGCCTTGACATCAATAGATCTGTGTCAATATCTTTTGCCACTGTGGCATCCCTTGCTGATCTTATCCTAGCAAGGTATTGTTGGTATTGGTTTTGATCCATGTTGATTTTCTATATGTAGGAGTACACTACT